CATCTGGCTGGATGGGCAACGCCGCCGCATCTGGAATGAGTGGCAACGCCGCCGCATCTGGCTGGATGGGCAACGCCGCCGCATCTGGCTGGATGGGCAACGCCGCCGCATCTGGAATGAGTGGCAACGCCGCCGCGTCTGGCGTGAGTGGCAACGCCGCCGCATCTGGCCGGAGGGGCACTGCTACCGCCACCGGACGTGACGGCAGGGCATCAGCCGTCGGACCGCAGTGCATTGCAGTGGCGTGGGGCCAAGATAGTCTCGCAAAAGGCACACTTGGAAACTGGATCGTGGTTTCCGAGCGGGGCGACTCGGGCGATATCGTTGATGCCAAGCTGGCCCGGGTTGACGGCGAGACCATCAGATCGGATACCTGGTACACCCTGAGGCGCGGCGAGATCGTGGAGGTGGCGGAATGACGATTGCATGGATTTTCTGCTACATCGGCGTGGGCACAGCAGTAACCTGGTTCATGCGGATGGTGGACTGGATTGACCGGGAGGACGAGCGATGATTAACCGACTTACCCCGCAGGAAATTGCGGACAAACTGCGGAAGTGCGCGAACGGGGGTGGATGTGACTCATGCCCGTGTAAATGTGGAGAAGACATTGGAGACTTTGGTTGTATCTGCGAGCTAATGCATGCAGCCGCAGATGCCATCGACAACCAGCGCACACACATTCAGGCCCTCATCAAGGCTAACGAGGCGCACCGCGAGATGGTGGCCCGCCCTGCGAAACGCTCTGACATGGTGGAGGCCTTGGACGCAATCGAAACCGGCATGACCCGGCTGGCCATGTCCCGGGATATCTGGCAGAACGATCTGGTGTATACCCTCTGCCAGGGTGTGCGGCTCCTGCTGGAGGACCGCATCAAGAATCGGGGTGCGTGATGAGGGTATATCAGTACTGCACCCGGGACAGGTTCCACCTGCCAATCCATCAGGCAGACTCACTGGAAGAGTTGGCAGCCCAGGTTGGCATTAAGCACGCAAGCGCAAAGCGCGGATTCTACCGGGCATACACGGGCAAAACTAAGGACAGCGTGTACGATTACGTTGATATCCCGGACGATGACGAGGAGGCGGACGAATGATGACGTATATTTGTGACTGCTGCCACGCGGCATTTGATACCCCACGCGTGGAGCATGAGGAGTCTGCAGAATACGGCCCCAGCACGGCATTCTACTGCCCCCGCTGCGGCTTTGAGATGGGCAATCCCAGCGAGTACCTGGCCGATGAGTGCCCGGTATGCCACAGTCTCAAAAATCGGGATGACCGGCTGTGCCATAAATGCGGCCAGCGCGTCCGTGGCCTGCTGAGACTGTTTCTGCATGACTTCACGCGGGATGAGCGCGAGTACTTGGCCGACCTGATTGAGGGGTGCAGCCTCGACCGCATGATCGTCGAGGCGGAAGTCCCCACGGAGTAACCCATGCACGAGAACGGAGTGGCCCGCTATATCAGGGCGACAGTAGATATTTATTTTCCGGAGGGCGAAATGTCCTGCAAGCTCTGCCCTCTGCTGGAAACATACTCCCGCAACCAGTGCCGCCGGACGGGAGAGTATCTGCTGGACACGCGGGGGACCGGGGCATATTGCCCCCTGAAAATTCTGGAAGAGGAGGGTGAATATTGAACATCTATGAGAAAATCGCGGCCATCATGCAGGACGTGCAATATCTTGCAAAAGACGACCATGTATCGTTCGGCTCCACCAGCTACAAGGCCCTGAGCGAGGAGAAAGTCACTTCCATCATGCGGGCCGAGATGCTGAAGCATAAACTGGTGGTTTTCCCCGTCTCGCAGATTGCGAACCGCACCGGCAACATCACTCATGTGGACGTGGTGTACCGCATGGTGAACGTGGAGAACCCCGAGGAATCCATCGAAATCGCATCTTGCGGCGACGGTGCAGACACCCAGGACAAGGGGAGCGGCAAGGCCATGACCTACGCCTTTAAGTATATGTGGCTGAGGGCCTTCGCCTTGCCTACCGGCGAGGACCCGGACAAGGTATCATCTGCCGAGCTGGACGATAAGGAGCGGAACCCTGTGTGTGGGCGATGCGGCGCGATGATTGCGCCGGTGAAGAAGCGAAGTGGCGAAACCTGGCAACCCAAGGACATGGCCAAATATGCACAATCCCGTTACGGTATGCCGCTCTGCGGCGACTGCATGAGGGCGGCGAAAAAGGAACACGAAAATGGTACAGGTTGATGTTTCCGCTGTCCGCTGGCAGCAGGATAGCGATGGGGCGTGGCTGTGCCTGCGGGTGCAGTCCCCACAGGTGGCCATGAACGCATGCGACGAGTTCCAGTCCGATAAAGAGCACGTCGCCCAGATCAGGCGCAAGGGCCGGAGCCTCGATGCAAACGCCTACTGCTGGGTGCTCCTGGACAAGCTGGCCGCGCACTACAACCTCCCCCGGGAAGCGATATACCGGGAGGAGATCAGGACCATCGGCGGCGTGAGCGACGTGCTGTGCATGGTGGAGCGGGCCGCAGATGATTTTATGCGACGCTGGACGGCGCAGGGTATCGGGTGGATGGCCGAGCGAGGACTTAGCAAAATCCCAGGGTGCGTGAATGTGACGGTATGGTACGGCTCCAGCTCTTACGATACAGAGCAAATGAGCCGGTTGATCGACCAGATTGTATCGGACTGCGAGTCCGCCGGAATCGAGCATCTGCCGCCCCAGAAGCTGGCCGCGATGAAGCGGGAATGGGGGCGAGACGATGGGCAGTAAAGCGAAAGACCTGACGGGCCAGAGGTTTGGGATGCTCGTCGCAGTGCGCCGCAATGGCACCAGCCCGAATGGCTGCGCCAAATTGGAGTGCCGGTGTGATTGCGGCAGGACCATCCACGTAGACTCAACCCGGCTACGCAAGGGCCGTGCGCGGCACTGCGGATGCCAGTACGCGCCGCAACCTACGCCGCCCATCACATGGCACGGCGAGACGCGGACCATCAGCGAGTGGGCGGCCATCACGCAAATCCCCGCAAAACTCATCCGTAGCCGGTTGGTGGCCGGGTGGCCCGCAGATGAGATATTCGGCGATGGCCGGAAAACGCAACCCTGTTGGGGCTGTAAACGCGCCTGCGGTGGGTGTTCCTGGAGCCAGGGTTTTACTCCTATCCCCGGATGGGTTGCCACGGAGACGCTTGTGGACCCCAGCAAATGCGGGGGGGCATACAAATCCTACCAAATCGAAAAGTGCCCGGAGTTTGATCCGGACGAACCGAGGTGAACATGGAACACAGATGCTTCATCTGCGGCAGGAACGGCGCACAGGACCCGCTGGAGCGTCACCACATTTTCGGGGGTTCTTACCGCGGCAAAAGCGAGAAATACGGCGCGGTGGTGTGGCTGTGCGGCGACAGGTGCCACCGCAACGGCAAAACCGCCGTTCACCGGAACGGCGACCAGATGTGCCGATTGCGTCGGTACGGACAGCTGACGATCATGCAGAACGAGGGCTGGACAGAGGACGATTTCAGGCGCGAGTTTGGAAAGTCATATCTATAGGAGGTAGAGATGGAAAAGAAACTGCTGTACACAAGAAATGAGACAGCGAAACTGTTGAGCATCAGCGTTGACACGCTGGACGCCCTGCGGAACGACGGCGTTATCCAGGGCTATCATGTGGCCCGAGGGAACCCTCGTATCTACTTCAAGGCCAAAGATCTGGAGAAGTTCATGGAGCGCCTGGAGGTGGCAGAATGCTGAACAAGGTCATCATCATGGGCCGGTTGACCCGGGACCCTGAACTGCGCCGCACCCAGGGCGGCACCGCCGTCACCAGCTTTACCATGGCCGTGGACCGGGACTTCAAGTCCCAGAGCGGCGAGAAGGAAACGGATTTCATCGACGTGGTGGCCTGGCGCAATACAGGTGAGTTTGCCGCGAAGTACCTTGCCAAGGGCCGCATGGCCGCCGTGGAGGGCCGCATTCAGGTCCGCGACTGGCAGGACAAAGACGGAAATCGCCGCAAGTCCGTGGAGGTGGTGGCCGATAACGTATATTTCGCGGATTCCAAGCGGGACAGCAAACCCCAGGAGTCCCGCGCAGTCGACGAGCGGGAGTTCGACGAGATCGAAGATGATGGCGACCTGCCGTTCTGACGGAGGACTGCCATGCCGAATAGAATCATAAAGGAAAGCTTATGCGACTCAGAAAAAATCGCAGCTCTTTCGGATTTTGAGTTTCGGCTTTGGGTTGGATTGATTACGCAAGCGGATGATGCGGGGCGCGGAGATGCCCGCCCCGCTATCATAAAAGGACGTGTTTTCCCGTTCCGGGAGAGGTTATCCATCAAAGATATCGATGCTGCGCTCCAAGAATTGGCGGCAAAAGGCTGCGTGTCCCTCTACACAGTGGACGGGAGGCCCTACTTTTTGTTCCCCGGGTGGGTCAAGCATCAGCGTATCAGAGATTGCAAGCCGAAGTTCCCCGAGCCTCCGGAAAACACAGTTTTGCAACAATCTGCGGCGAGTCGCGGCAATCTGCGGCAAGTTGCCGCAATCTGCGGCGAGTCGCGGCAATCTGCGGCCTTAATCCAATCCGAATCCGAATCCAAATCCAATCCGAACTGCGCAAGCGCATTCGACGTGTTCTGGCAGGCGTATCCGAGGAAAACCGGGAAAGCAGCTGCGCGGAAGGCGTTCGACAAGGCGAAGCCGCCGCTGGACGTCGTTCTCAATGCCATCGAGGCCCAGAAGCACAGTGCGCAATGGCAGCGCGATAACGGCCAGTACATCCCCTATCCGGCCACATGGCTGAACCAGGGCCGGTGGGAGGACGAGGTGCAAGAGGCCGAACTGCCCGCAAAGCCAGAGCCTCGCTGGAAGTACAACTTCGACGACGGCGGCTGGACGGAGGAGGACTGACGTATGCTGGACTCTCTCTACCTGGAGCAAAACGTCATCGGGGCGCTGCTCATCCAGCCGGAGTGCTACGAAGCCGCCGCAGAGCTGTCACCGGATGACTTCTTGGTTCCGGAATACGCAGAGCTGTTCCGGGCCATCCAGCGGCGGAATGAAGCCGGGGACCCTGCGGATGCCCCGTCCGTGCTGATGGACGCATCCAGCCGCAACGACAACGTGACCAGCAAGATCATGACGGACTGCATGGAAGTTGTCGTGACCACCGCCAACATCGACGTGTGGGTGGCCGGGATGCGGGATGCATCTATGGGCCGGAAGCTCAGAGATTTGGGGGAAGAACTCCGAACAGCGGATCTATCTCCGCAGGATGCGCTCAGAACAGCGCAGGAAGCCGTCACGGCGATTCAGGGCGGCACGGGGGCATCCGGGGGCCTGGCAGTCTCCGAGGCCGTGAAGAGCCTTAAAAATCGAGTTGACAAGGGTTTTGCTGGCGGGCCTCCCCCATACGTCAAGACCGGCTTGCAGGAATTTGACCGATTGCTGGGCGGCGGGCTTATCAACGGCGGGTTTCACATCGTTGCCGCACGGCCCGGAAAGGGCAAATCCGCCCTGGCTATGCAAATCGCCCTCAATGCAGCAAAACGCGGTGTGAAGGTGCTGTATATCTCCCTGGAGATGTCACCGGACGACTGCACCAGCAGGCTGACGGCCAACATAGCGGGGATATCCTCCCGGCTACTGATGTTCGGCGGCACACTGACAGAAGCGGAATACGCCAAGTACGCGGAAGCGTCCGCCAAGCTGTCCGAGTTGCCCATCGTGTTTAACCGGCGGACGGGCATGGACATGCGGGGAGTGACGGCGCTGGCCTACAAAGAACGACCGGGGTTGATTGTGCTGGACCACATCGGCCTTCTGGAGCAGGAAAACAAGAAAGCCACGCTCTACGAGAGCACCACGAAGAACAGCCGGTCGGCAAAACTGCTGGCCATGCGGATGGATATCCCGTTGCTATGCCTGTGCCAGTTGAACAGAGCCGGTGCGTCAGATCGTGGCGGCGAGTTTCGGGCCACTATGGCCAACCTGCGGGAGTCCGGCGCGATCGAGCAGGATGCGGACACCGTGACGCTGCTACACCGCCCGTGCGAGAAGGAGGACCGGGGCGAATGGGACCCGGACATGCTGGAGCTATACCTGGACAAAAACAGACGCGGCCCCACCGGGATGGTGAGGATGGCCTATTTCCCCAACACGGGCCGCATAGTGAAGTGAGGGTGACATGAAAAAGATCGTTATTCCCCTGCCCCCCGTGACAAAGAAGAACCACCCCAGGCTTATCCGTGGGCCTTACGGGGAGCCGAAGATCATTCCGTCTAAGCAGTTCACAGAATATCAGGAGTCGGCGGCATGGTACTGCCACTCGGACAAGCCGATATCGGAGCCGGTAACGGTAAAATGTCTGTTTTACATGCCGACTCACCGGCGCGTGGACCTGACTAATCTCTTGGAAGCTATCGATGACGTACTGGTACATACCAGAGTTCTGGAAGATGACAACAGTAACATCATCGTGTCGCACGACGGGAGCCGGGTTCTGTACGACAAGGAAAAACCCCGGACGGAGGTGTATATCTGCCGGTATGAATGACTTTGACTACGATTGCATGCAGAAAAAGCGCACTGCGCGAGGTGCGTTTGCGCATATCAGCCGAAAGCGCGGCGGGTGTACGCTGCCCAGCGACAACCTGACCGCGAAGCAAAGAAGGGAGAAAAATGGAGAAGTGAAAAGCTACAACATCACCCGGCCCATGCCGTGGCCGGAATTCAAGGCACTGCCGGAGGACCTGAAACGCGAGTTCTTTCGCAACATGCAGAGCTTTGGCGGTACCGCAAAATGGCTGGCGGATGAAATGGGCACGTCAGACATGACCGTAAGAGCCGCCGCAAAAGCCGCCGGGACACCGTTTGCGCGCGGAAATGGGAATTTGCCACTGTGGCACCGGAAGGTTGCAGAGTGGGCGAACGCCGAACAGCAGACTGACGCAGAGACTCCCGCCGAAGAACCTACGGCTCAGGAATCCGGGAAGGGATTGATTCTGGAGCATGCCCGCATGGAGTTTAACTATACCAGTTTTACGGACCTGGCGATGTTTCTGCGGGTAGCGGTGCCAGAGAGCGGGAAAGTGACGGTGGAGTGGTGAGATACGAGGACTTTCTCGCCAGCAAGCGGCACATCCCGCCTCCGTGCGGGTTCGAGGTAGACAAAGCCACCATGAACGCCCACATGTTCGAGAGGCAGAAGAATATCGCTCAGTGGGCGTTGCGGAAAGGCCACGCAGCTCTGTTTGAGGAGTGTGGGATTTCCCTGTTTGACATGATGGGAGTACGAAGTGGCAGATAATAAGCATACAAAAGGCGATCTTCAGCAGATGCAGGCCGTGCCGCTGGCCGGGAAAATCCTGATGACCAAGCGCAGAATCCGCGAATGGTATGACCACTTTGATGGACAAGTCTATGTTTCTTTCAGCGGCGGCAAGGACAGCACGGTTCTAAAGCACATCGTTGATTCCATGTATTCGGACGTTCCAGCGGTCTTTGTGAACACTGGCCTGGAATATCCGGAAATTCAGCAGTTTGTCCGGGAGGTCAAAGCCGGAAAATATGACTGCTTCAATCCAGACGTTGATATTCTCCGGACTGAAATGCGTTTCGATAAAGTCATCAGCAAGTACGGGTATCCTGTCGCTTCCAAGCGTGTCGCAGGGTTCATTGAGACTGCAAGGCGAAACCCAGACAGCAAAAGGGCGAAATGGATCAGGGGCGAAGAATGGACGAAATTTGTAACTGGCGGCAAATGGGCATTTTTGATAGACGCGCCTTTTCCTGTGTCTGCTAAATGCTGCGCCGTTATGAAACACAAACCTATCAACCAATATACAAAGAAAACCGGCAGAAAAGCGATTATCGGCACAATGGCAGCAGAAAGCCCAAACCGGGAACAAGCATGGATTGTTAATGGATGCAATGCCTTTGAAGCCAAAACACCAACATCACAGCCACTTTCCTTCTGGACGGAACAGGACGTCTTGCATTATATCAAGGAATTCAATGTCCCCTATTGCCCGGTATACGGCGAAATCAAGATTGATGACAATCCGGAATTAGAAGGACAGATGAATTGGATTGATTTTCTTGGATGCTACGGTCCGCAAGACCGACTTACCACCACAGGATGTAACCGCACGGGCTGTATGTTCTGTATGTTCGGCTGTCACTTGGAAAAAGAGCCTAACCGCTTCCAGCGTATGAAGGTCACACATCCGAAGCAGTACGCCTATTGCATGGACAAACTGGGGCTGCGGGATGTGCTGGAGTACATCGGCGTACCGTATGAGTAAGGAGGGAAAAGAAGAATGGAGGAAACAAAATGATCTACGCCCAAGAATCCCTCGTTGACGAGATTATCGGAGTATGGAGGTGGTGAATGATGCAACACCTCGGTGATATTACAAAGCTCGACGGAGCTACCATCGAACCGGTGTGGTGCGTGACGGGCGGAAGCCCGTGTCAGGACCTGAGCATCGCGGGAAAGCGTGCCGGTCTCGCAGGAGCGCGAAGCGGCCTGTTTATGGAGCAGATCAGAGTGATAAAGGAGATGCGGGAACATGACAAACAGCTTGGCAGGGCAGGAGAGCTTATTCGCCCGAGATACATGGTGTGGGAAAACGTCCCCGGAGCTTTTAGCAGCAACAAAGGACGAGACTTCGCAGCCGTGCTCGAAGAAATCATCAAAATCGTCGAGCCGGAAGCCCCCGGTATTGAAGTGCCTGAAAAGGGCTGGCCTACCTGGGGGGGATACCACGATGAAGTGGGAGGACGATGGAGCGTGGCGTGGCGAACTCACGACGCGCAATACTGGGGAGTGCCCCAACGCCGTCGTCGTATCTCGGTTGTCGCAGATTTTGGAGGAGACACCGCATCCGAAATACTCTTTGACCGCAAAAGCGTGTCAGGGGATATTGCGGAGAGCGGAGCGGCGGGGGAAGGATTTGCCGAAGCGGCTGAAAGCGGTGCTGGTGGAGCAGGCAAAGACTCCGGATCGGTGATATGTCTTAAAGGAAACGCCATTGACCGAGACACAGCGCAAAATGGCAAATGGTATCAAGAAGATAAGAGTTACACGCTGGATGCAACAGATCGGCACGGCGTATGCGCCGGTTTTGAAGCAACGCCTATAAACCTGATGGTGGCTACGCGCTGTAAAGCGTTAGGGCACGGGACAGGATTTGGCGTAGGAGAACCGGGGGACCCAGCGAACACTATTTCCGCCGCACATTCGCATGGCGTATTGTGCGCCGGGTTTAAGGCCGGGCAGGGCGCACATGCGGGCGGCGTTGGGTACGGCGAGGAAGTGTCGCCCACGCTGGCGGCGGTACCCAGCGGGACGAACCAAACCCCGGCAGTGGTGGTGCTGGACATGACACACGCCTGTGATGTCATCCGCGAATGCGGAGAGCGGGTCCCGTCGTTGCAAGCCCGTATGGGAACAGGTGGCAATCAAGTGCCGCTGGTGGCATACGGTATCGGCAACGGACAAGCCAACGAAGCCAGTGTTATGGCGGAGGAAGTCAGCCAAACGTTGAACACTATGCACGATAATCAAGCAATTTTATACCAGCCCAAAAGTGCGATGGAAGAAAACTGGGCAGAAAGCGAAACGAAGAACGCATTACGCGCAGGAGAAAGTAAAGTGAGCCACGCAGTCGTTTGTGAGGACGTGAGCCACGCACTGCGGGCAAAGGCTGGATGTGCGTACCGGGAGGACGCGGAGACATACCCGGTGCAGAACATGGTGGTGCGTAGATTGACGCCGCTGGAATGCGAACGGCTGCAGGGATTTCCGGACGGCTGGACGGACATCGGCGACTACACCGACAGCACCGGCAAGAAGCACAAGACCTCCGACAGCGCACGGTACAAGGCACTCGGCAACAGCATTGCGCTTCCGTTCTGGCGCTGGATGTTCGGCCGTATGGCGGCCTATCTGCCGGAGGGCGCAACGCTCGGCAGTCTGTTCGATGGCATCGGCGGCTTCCCACTGTGCTGGGAGAATATACACGGTGCCGGGACGGCAATCTGGGCAAGCGAGATTGAGGAGTTCCCGATTGCCGTGACCAAATTAAGGCTTGGAGGAGCGATTACATGAGCATCAACGAGACGTGTGGCGGTGTGAAAGGGGGCCCCGTGAAACCATCGCGTAAAGAGGTTGCCGAAACCCTGCGCGAATATGCAGAATGGGCCGATGCAAATATCTACGAGGTACCTATTATGCTGCCGGATGACTTGAGAACGGCGGCTGATATGCTGGAGAAAGGAGAATGATATGGACGCGATGGAGTTTTTGAGCGAATCCAAGCGGATGTGTGACCAGCATACGGGCCCCTGCAATACATGCGCCGCGAACGAATTTTGTGGCTTTACGCCGGAGTACGGAGGTGCGGAGTACGGAGGTGCGGTAGGAGAATGTGGGCCGAGTCCCCGCAGACACCGACCCAGCCCTGATCGCTGCCCTGCGGTGTTCAGCCACGGTGGGCGGTGCCGGACCGGGGGAAGCGCGCCGATATGATTTCTTGCCGCGCTCCAGGCTACAACGAGGCCCGGGCTCTTCTGGCGGTGACCCGTCAGGAGCTTGGAAATGAATCACGGAAGGAGGCTGAATTGCTAATATGGCCGAATGCATCGAACGAAAAGCGGCCTTAGATGCCGTGCATAAGTGGTGCGACCCGTGCGGGGCTGCTGTGGAGGCCGTGTTGTCAGTCCCTGCCGCCGACGCTGCCCCGGTGGTGCATGGGCGGTGGGCGCATCTTGGCGGGGACGAGTGGTGTTGCCCTGTGTGCGGCTTTGTCATTACCACTGAAAGCAGTTGGGACAAGCCTACCAAAAAATACTGCGAGGATTGCGGCGCGAAGATGGACGGAGGTGGGGACGATGAGATGTGATTGCTGCCCCCTGTCTGATCCAGAGGATGTTTGCCCGGAAGCTGAAGGAAAATTGGGAATCGAGCACAAAGACGGTATGCTTGGCTGCAAGCATCCGAAAAACTGGGTGGAAAAACGAGATGAGGAATACAGCAACTACCTGGGTGCAATGGGGCTTGATATGGGCATTGCAATGGGCATGACCACCGAGGAATTGGAACGAGTGATTGAGATTTGTAAACACATGGTCGGTCTGGACTACGAACGCCCGTATCATCGACACGGAAAGGCTTTTTATCGGGCGTACCGGAACTACTACGGAGACGTGCCGGAGGGGAACAGACTCCTGGATAAATTGCCAGAGTGCCTATTCACCGTCCACCGGGATGAGCGTGGCACAACATACTATCTCACAAAAAATGGCTTTGATTGGCTTGGCAGACAGTTACACATCACGATAACGAGGAGGTAAATAGAAATGCGGCTGATTGATGCGGATGCGGTGAAATTCAGGGTCGAGTACGGGTATGACAATAATGGCGTTCTCCTTGTACCGTATCGAGATATAAAAAAGTCAATTGAAGCGGCAAAAACTGTGGACGCTGTGCCCGTGGTGCGGTGCAAAGAATGCAAGCATTACGACTTGAGCGTATGCTTGAAAATCTACTCGGACGGAAGCGTACATCCGGCGGCGTGGCAGAGCCGCAAGCCGGAGGACTTCTGCTCCTACGGAGAGAGAAAGGCGGGTGCTGAAAATGGCAAACGGAGGGAGGATGCCCATGCCCAAGACTAACCCCCGCAGAATTCCCCGCACCCAGGCCGACGTAGATAAAGCCTACAGCAACGGCATTGTGGAGGGCTTGAGCCGGGGCATAGATTTGATGATGTATGTCCTGATCGATAAGCACGACGCGCCGATGGACGACGTGCAGCAGCTTGCCGGGGAGCTAAACCATGCCGCTCAGTGCGTGGCGGAAGGGTACGTTACCTGGGCAGATATCCGGCAGATGCTCAAAGAGTACGGCGTTGAGACGGCGCTGGAATAGGAGGTACGATGAACGTTTACAGAGGGGTTCCAATAATCTTGTGCGAAGAGCCCAAGCTTGCTATTGCGGATGTGGAAGAGCACTTTGTAGAGAGCTGGGATGGTTCCTTTTGCGGCGTGTGCTTGAAAATTCATGTACATGGCGACGTGAAACCATTCCGCCATACGTTCGCCAAGGTGCATGTGTTTGGGCGGGACGTGACAGTGTATCAGGGAGACAGGCCAAACACGTTGATTACAACGGGCGCGGAACCAGAGGGCTTTTATGACACTCCTGGAGGTGCTACATGAGCAACAAATACTCGCTTCCCTACGATATCCGAATGGAGTGCATCGCCTACGTCAGGGGCTATCCCCGCCGGGTCCGCGCGTACAATGCGGCCCGGGAAGAAGTGATGGAGTCGTCGGCCTATGCCATGTCCGGCATGCCCCATAGCCCCGGCAACAGCAGGATAGCGGAACGCAAGGCGGAACGGCTGGCAACCATAGAGAGCTGGCCGGAGACAAAGAAAATGCGGGCCGTGGAATACGCCATGGAAAACGTGGGGCGCGATATCGCCAATGAGAACGTGCGGCGTAAGCTGGTATGGGCAATCATGCGGAACTGCGACAGCCAGAAACAGTTCCCCATCGAGATGATATCCCCGGCCGGGATAAGCCCGCGCACATTCCGGCGGCGAAAAGATAAATTCCTGTGGTTGATTGCGCAAAACGCAAAAATTATTGAAAATGTGGCCCCAAACCACGTTTCAAATGGTGTAAAATAGTATCATCGGAGAGTGGAACCAATCAGCCCACAACCCGAAATTTCATTTTTCTCATCTTTCTTTCCTTCATAGGTTAAGGCACAGCCGGTAATGGGTGCCTCCGCGCAAGCGGCCCCGTAAGGGCGTTACCGGTCTCCCCTCTTATCGACAGGACCACCCGCACGCTGTGTACCAGGGTGGGCATTTAAGGCGTGAGCCGCTACGACAGTGCGGAACGAAAAAAGCTGTCTCCCACCTTACGGGAGACAGGCCATGGCATGCAGACACTCACGGGATATCTCGCGGGTGTCTGTTTTTATGCGGGCGTAGCCAAAAGGTAAGGCCCGGGACTTTGACTCCCGTATGTGCTGGTTCGACTCCAGCCGCCTGCGCCAAACTCTAAACGGAGTCACCAACGGAGTATAAACAAGTGGGGTAACTGTGGAAACCGGACATATATGCGGCATAGGTACCCCGTAGTGGGAGACCACAGCGAGTGACGGGGGCTTCCCCTGAAGCGCTAAAGCAGGGCAGGACTGCAATGCCGCACCAACCACACAAGCGGGCGAGGAAGCGCGAGAAGTTAAGTACGCACAAGCTATCCGGATAGCGGCGGACAGTTAATCCGCAAAAACAGTGCGTGGCTGATGAAAAGGCGCGGCGCGGTGTGGTACCAGAGGCCGGGTAGCGCCCGGACAATGTGAGACCGTCCGGCATGGCTCACATGCAAATGACAATGGCCGCTGAAAACTGCCGTGGGGATGCGTCCCCCTTGCGATAGCCAATGTGTGGCCGCTTGAAATGCTTGCGGGGCTTCAAGCGCGCATGAGGCGTGACAATCTAAGCGGCAAGCCGAGCAAATGCGGGCGTAGCTCAGTCGGCAGAGATTTATCGCGTGAAGGGATATGCGATTGAATACCCTTGGCCGCTGGTTCGAATCCAGCCGCCCGTTCCAAAATCAAAAGATATAGGGGTGCTCTATGGGAATTGAAATTTGCCCGATGACGCTCAAAGAAGCCAATGCTTACGTTGCAGAACACCACAGGCATCACAAGCCGACGGTTGGACACAAGTTTAGCATTGGATGCACCGACGGAGAAAAAATCGTGGGCGTCGCTATTGTGGGGAGGCCCGTATCCCGGTATCTGGATGACGGGAAAACTCTCGAAGTAAACCGGCTATGCACGGACGGGACGCATAACGCGTGCTCTATCCTCTACGCGGCGGCGTGGCGAGCAGCAAAGGCTATGGGATATAAGAGAATAGTTACATATATCCTGGAAAGTGAGAGCGGTGCAAGCCTCCGGGCTGCTGGATGGGAATGCACGGGAGAAGCTGGCGGACTGCGATGGACTGGAAAACGGAAGCCGAAAGAGGACCTGTACCCGGCACAAATGAAGAAAAGGTACGAAAAGACAGTGTGATGAAGTGGGAACACCCCCGAGTTTCTGCATAACACAGCCCCTCTGCGGGCATACGGCAACACATAGGAGTGCCCAATTGGGCGGGTGAACTTGTGCCAGACATAGCGCAGAGGTGGGAGCGCGGCACATAAGCAGGAGATGAACAGGAGTGACGCATAATGGCAACAAAGAAATCTACCGCCATCGCAAAATCAAAGGATAACCGACCGGAGACCGGCAGAGGCGGGAAAAGAAACTTTCCCCAATCCATGCCTGACCTTAGCAGCGATGAAGATAGAGCCCTTGTATCTCGCCTCCTTACAGAAGCCCTTGTAGAATACAGACAGCCAAGGGTAAAGAGTGACGAAGAACTTACGGAGAGAATAAACGACTATTTTGCCCGGTGCGCTGAGACAGGACAGACCCCAACAGTAGAGGAACTATACATGACAACAGGCTACTCAATTAGCACGGTTAAGGACTGGTTATACGGAAAACGCAAGGGATTTAGCCCCGAAACGGCAACCATCATAAAAAAAGCCAAGGGTTTTCTGCAGACTTTTGACGCAAAACTTGTGGTTTCCGGGAAGCTGAATTTCCTTGCCTATTGCTTCCGCGCCAAGAACTATTACGGCATGGTGGACAAGCAGGAGATGGTTTTGACACCGAACCAGCCGCAGATTGAGGGCCTGACCCCCGAACAGCTCCAGCAAAAGTACATAGAAGCCAGCGACTTTGATGTAAAATGAGCCGAAATCGAGCGACTTTTGCACGACTTTCCGCTAATTCCGGGAAAATGGGCAACGAAAACCCCGCCTTTATACACGGAATTTTGTAAACGACTATGATTTTGGGGTAAAATGAGCGACTTTGGTGCAGGCGCTTGCGACTTTCACAGCGACTATGCCAGCGACTTTCGCGACTTTCCCGGAGACTTTTCCGGCGACTTTGGCGGTGCGCCACGCACGGCGAAGCAACCGCCGGAGGCCCCCGAGACCGCACCACCGGAGCAGGCCGCCCCCCGACAAAGCAACAGGAGAACGAGGACGGCGGCAAGCTGGCAGCGCACCGCGCAAGCGGCAATCCACGGAGCAGGGGATAACGCCACGCCATAAGGCCGTAAACAAGGGCCACAGAGCAAGCAGGACAGCGGCGGTATAGGGATAGCCACCAAACATTAAAACGCCTTACAGGTGCGTTAAAATGGCAAATAGGGCATATAGCAGAAAAGCCCCCGGAATACACCGAGAGCAAAAGAAGACCCCGCACAGCTTACGCCATGCGGGGCACGGTTATTTCTGGAGCTTTGCAAGGTCAAGCAGCAGTAAAATAGGCTGCAACAGGATATACAACAGGATCATTTTGGGCACCTCCTTACATTTCGATTGTACCGCATCCGCCGGCGCGGGTCAAGCAAAAGTGAAGCGGCGGGCCGTTGTCGTTTTGGTGTATCTGGCTGCGATCTCCGGCAGATCCTTTTTTAGCGCGGTTGTGTCCACCCTGGAGGATGTAACCGCCTTATAGGTGGCCTTGTGTTCTGACCCCGCCAGGGGTTCCACCCCGGCGGCGGTCATGCGCTCTTTGAGCTGGTCTTTGAGGCTCTCCACCATTGCGGCGGCTTCCTCCTGCATGCGGATATACTGGGCCAGTTCGGCCATGATGGTATCAAGATTCATAATGCCTGCACCTCCTGCCGGGCGTCACGGATAGCTCCATACATCCGGCGGAAAGCCTGATGCAATGCCCTGGCCTGCACATCAAGCCATTCTTCCTGGCTGTTCGGTCTGCGCTCCCCGTTACGGGTGCGCTTGAGTTCTGAGGGGGTGCAGAGGGCGGCGGCGATGTCCCCATCATACACAAGGGCAGAGCCGCCCCAGCTGTATTCGCTCCAGTTGCGCGCCCCATTCAAGGCCGCAGTCTGGCAGGCGGCGCAGTTTTCCAGAGCTTCGCCGGAGATATAGCCGGCCTTGTAGTAGTCCGTGAGCTGCTGGAGCATGTCCACGGCGTACTTAGTTACGCCCCGGCCCCATGCGCTTCTGTCCTTGCACTGTTCAAGTGTCTGCTTTGCCTTCGCAAGTACTTTTGTATAATCCATTGTATTACCTCCCGGCCCTATGGCCTATCTCTTGCCAACGGCTGCCGGATATGGTATACTCTCCGTGCCGGCCTGTTGGCTGGTGTGGGGGCGTTCCCGGGTTGCTTTGGTCGGCTGCCGGGTGCGCCCTCGTCTTGTATGGGCCTATTGTAATGCCCATTAGGGTATTTGTCAATAGTTATGGGTAATATAATGCCATTAAAATATAGATAATAATTTGTGTGGGCATTTGTATAATATGCCCATTGTGGTATACCCATATGGGGCAAGCGGGGCAAGCCCTGGCGGCTGTCGATCTCCGGCGGGCATGACCGGGGGCGGGGGATATGCGGCGGAAGCCGGGGGCGGGGTAAACCCCAAAAATCCCGCAAAAAATAAAAAGCCGTTTTGCCCCATGTTGTAAAATCCGGCAAAAACAAAAAGATTATTTTGGGCATAAAACATATTGACACAAATTATGCTGTGTGCTACACTACCCTTACAAGATGAAGGGAGCGATGCACATGAAAGTCGGATATATTCGGGTGTCCACAGAGGAGCAGAACACGATCCGCCAAGAGATACTGATGAAAGACCTCGGTGTGGAGCGTGTTTACATGGACAAAGCCAGTGGCAAGAGCCGCACAGGCAGGCCGCAGTTGGAGGCGATGATGGATTTCGTCCGAGAGGGCGATGTGGTCGTTGTTGAGAGCATCAGCCGGTTTGCGAGAAGCACGAGGGATTTGTTGACGCTGGTAGAGCAGCTCGCAGAAAAAGGTGTGGGCTTTGTATCGCAGAAGGAATCCATTGACACGAATACGCCGCAGGGCAAATTTATGCTCACGGTGTTTGGCGCAATGGCAGAGCTGGAACGGGAGCAGACCTTACAGCGGCAGAGAGAGGGTATAGCGGCTGCAAAAGCGGCTGGGAAGTACAAAGGCCGTCAGCCGATAGCAATCAGCGATGATCTGCTTAAAACGGTGCATGAGCAGTGGTACAAGAACGAAATTACCACGGCATATGCGGTTAAGCGGCTGGGTGTAAGCCGGAATACCTTTTACCGCCGGATGTGGGACTACGAAAATTCCGCAGGGATTCCGAGACGGCGCTGAGAGAGGGAGGACAGATGCATGAAAAGATTGGCTTGTTTTGTATTGTGCCTTGCGCTGGTTCTTTCCGTGACGGCGTGTGGGAAGCAGTATAGTGAGTTTTACCGAAATAGCCCGGATGCCGCCTCTTTGATGGAGGACGCAATCGAACTTTTGGATATGTGCATAAACAAGGAGATAACCGCCGAGGAGTGTGCAGATCAGTTGCAAACAATTGGAGAGCTTAACCAAGGCGGAGATGATATAATCATAAGCTCAACTGCACTCGGAATATCTATCGCAGGGGATCAAATTCACGCTCATTTGCTTTTGCTTAGACTTGGATCGGAAACGATGATTGATGTAAACAACGCCGTGAAGGAGCAGCGAGAATATTTATACAACAAACTGTACGGCGAGTAAACCCACAAAACCAAATAGAATGGACTACCGATTATTCGGCAGTCCATTTTTTATTGCAGGAGGGCGAATGGATTATCGGAAGATTGCGGAAAGCATCAAAAACCGCATAGAGAAAACGCATGACCGAGAAGCCTACAAGGACTTGCTGGCGTTGTGCATTGGATACGAAGCGGAAGATTTTGCTGCGGCGCATCGGCTTAATTCCGAAGTCCGAAAGCTGACCTCCGAGGCACTTCGCAACGGAAACCCAAAAGACGCGGAGTATTTCTACACGCTGCATAAGCAGGCCATGCTATTTGATGCGCCGCATGATTTTGATACCTTCCTGCTGTATGTGGAGATGGACAGAAAGCCGGAGAAACGGTTCTATGCTCCCAGGAGACGGTATCTAAAGCCCATCGTGCAGGGGTATCAAGATGTTTTGGACGGAAAATTAAGGCTGCTGACCATTTCCCTGCCGAAAAGAGCCGGGAAAAGCCAGCTGGGGATAAATTTCATCAACATGATTTCCGGCAGAAATCCGGACAAATCATCCCTTATGGAAGGCACGGGCGATGACCTTGTGCGGAGCTTCTACAACGGCTGTCTGGAGTATCTGCAAACGCCCAACGAGTATTTATTCTACGATGTGTTCCCGGATGCTCCCTTGGTGCAGACCAATGCAGACACGAAAATCATCAATCTGCGCTCAAAATCTCGATTCCCTACGGTCATGTGCCGGTCGATTGACGCACGGCAGGTGGGTTTGTCGGAAGCAACCAATGTCCTGTATCTGGATGACTGCGTAGAGGGACGCGAGGAAGCGAAAAACCGTCAACGGCTGGATGATAAGTGGGAAGTGATCTCCGGCGATATTTTAGGCCGTGCCATAGAGGGCACGCCTATTGTGGCCACCGGGACGAGATATTCCCTGTATGACCCCATCGGGCATTTACAGGAGGAAGCGCAAAAGGGCGGCTGGGCATGGAAAGCCATTGAAATCCCCGCCCTTGACCCCATTACAGACGAAAGCAATTATGAGTACGAGCGGGAGGGGAAAAAGGTTTTTACCACCGCTTATTTCCGTGAGCAGAGGGAGCTTCTGAGTGCGGAACAGTTTGAAAGTGAATTCCAGCAGCAGCCCTTTGAAGCAAAAGGGCTGCTTTTCAATAAGTCGGAGCTGAACTATTTCTTTGAACTGCCGGTAGACCGTGACCCGGATGCAATCATTGCCGTGGCAGACACCGCAGAAAGCGGAAAAGACAGCACGGCGATGCCTGTTGCAGCCTTATATGGAGAGGAAGTCTACATCGTGGATGTGGTGTACGATGATTCTCCCGCAGAGGTCACAAAGCCGGAATGTGCAAAGTGCCTGATTGACAACAAAGTGGGAGACGCACTGTTCGAATCCAATAACGCCGGTATGTATTTTGCGAGAGATGTTGCAGAAATCGTCAAAAACGCCGGATTTAATACCAGCATACGGACAAAAAGGACGATTTCCAACAAGCAGACACGAATTGAGTTCGCATCGGATGGAATCAAGAAGAATTTTTACTTCAAGCATCCGTCCACATACAAGCGTGGGTGTCAATACTGGGGATTCATGCAGGAAGTGACCACCTATGTAAGAAGCGGCAAGGTGGCGCACGATGACGCGCCTGATTCCTTGTCGTTGCTGGAGAACGAAATCAGAAACCGCATCAGCGGAAAGGTCGAGATATTCAAAAGACCGTTCTAAGAGGTGATGATATTGAGACAGATGTTTGGCAGAAAAGTCATTTATTCCGATGTCACGGAGGTAAACGAGGGCAACATCGCAAATATCCTGCAAAAAGCAATGGTTATCCACACTGCCAACCGGGCGGACATGGAATATTTATACAGGTACTATAAAGGCGACCAGCCTATCCTTGCCAGAGTAAAGGATGTGCGACCGGAGATTAACAACAAGATTGTCGAAAACCGGGCAAACGAAATTGTGTCCTTTAAGGTTGGCTATTTGATGGGCGAACCTGTCCAGTATGTCAGCCGAACAGCCGATGAAAAAACCGCCGAGATGGTGACAAAACTGAACGATTATGTTTTGTCCGAGGACAAACCGGCAAAGGATAAGGAATTGGCGGACTGGTTCCACATCTGCGGCACGGGTTATCGAATGGTCATGCCGGACACACCGGAAGATGAAGATGAAGCCCCGTTTGAGATTTATACCCTTGACCCCCGGTTTTGCTTTGTGGTGTATTCCGTGCAGCTGGGAAATCCTCCCCTCATGGCGGTCAAGTATGTCAAGATGGAAGATGGAACAGTCGTTTTCAGCTGTTACACAAAAGACCACTTCTATGAAGTGACCGACACATGGAAGATTATTCGCAGTGAGCCGCAGATTTTGGGGATTCCCATTATTGAGTACCCGGCAAACCGTGCGAGACTTGGCGCGTTTGAAATTGTTCTAAATCTGCTGGATGCAATCAACAATGTGGAGTCCAACCGCATGGACGGCGTGGAGCAGTTTGTGCAGTCCTTGCTTTTGTTCCATAATGTGCGAATCTCCGAAGAACAGTATTCCGCGCTGCGGCAGGATGGAGCCATCCAGTTTGAGGACATTGACACGCAGAAGAAAGCGGAAATCAAGAACCTTGTCACGGAGCTGAATCAAACGCAGACACAGACCCTTGCAGACAATTTGTATAACACGGTGCTGACCATCTGCGGGATGCCCAACAGAAACGGAGGGTCTTCCACCTCTGATACTGGCTCTGCGGTCATCATGCGTGACGGCTGGTCTGCGGCAGAAGCAAGAGCAAAGGATTCCGAGCTGGTGTTCAAGCGTTCCGAAAAAGAGTTCCTAAAGGTGCTTTTGCGGATTTGCAATGACTTGAGCGATTTGTCTTTGAAACTGTCTGCAATCGAGATCAGATTCACCCGGAGGAATTACGAAAACATTTCCGAAAAGGCCAATGTGCTGGTTACTATGCTGGGCAACGGGAAAATTGCGCCGCAGCTTGCATTCACGCATTGCGGCCTATTCAGTGACCCGCAGCTGGCATACAAGATGAGCATGGAATATGTCGAAGAAAACGGAGGGAACAATGGAATTAACGCTGGAGATGGTACGGGCGATCAACGAAATTCTCAAGAGCCGAAATCAAGCGGAGGTGAAGGTAGAGAACGGGAAGATCGTAGTAATCGAAGTGCGTAGGAAAAAGAAATACTGAGTGGGTCTTGCAAGGGCTTGACCGACAGCCGAGGGGCTATCCGAAAGGGTAGCCCCTTTTATTTTTTGATTTAACCGCCGCAAGGCGATAAATGGTCAGGGACGACCTAAAAACGCAAACGGGAGACAACCCGCAAAAACAGAAAATAGTGCTGAGTGAACAGCCTTGTTAAACGCAGGAGGTAATCAAAATGGCAAAAATCGACACCAGCAAGATCAAGGGCTATGCGGAAATGTCTTTGGATGACAAGCTGAAAGCTCTGGAAGCGTTTGAGTATGAGGATAACGCCGCAGAGCTGGAGAAGCAGAAAGCGGCAGTTTCTAAGGCGAATTCCGAAGCCGCTGCTTGGAAGAAGAAGCACAACGAGCTTCTGTCCGAGGATGAGCAGCAGAAGCAGCAGCAGGCGGAGGACATTGCCGCTATGCAGAAGGAGCTGGACGAACTAAGACGTGACAAGACAGTTTCGCAGTTCACGGCCAAGTTCATCGCACAGGGCTATGACGAAAAGCTTGCGGCGGACACCGCAAAGGCAATGGCTGACGGCGACACCGACAAGGTGTTTGCAAACCAGCAGACGTTTCTTGAGGCTTATGCAAAGCAAGTAAAGGCCAGTGCAATGCAGGGCACACCCAAGCCCGCTGCCGGAGCCGGGTCGAATAGTGCAGACTTTTCCAAAAAGGCTGCCGATGCGCAAAGCACCGGCAATTTTGCGGAGGCGGCGTACTATACCCGCCTGATGAATCAGGACAACAATACACAGTAAAGGAGAATGAATCAAAATGGCAGATACTTTTGCTACCAGCTTCGGAGTGCTAAATTACTCCGGTATGCTCTTTAACAAGGGCAACATCCGTACCCCTCTTTCTTCCATCATCGGAAGCAGGGCAAAGACCACCAATCATGTGGAGTTTGTCACCGGGCAGGAATATAGCTCCGCTGGCGGCGCACAGCCCGCTATCAGTGAAACTGCGTCTCTGACTGCTCCTGATGCTTCCGTGGTGACCCGCACCCAGAAAACCAATGTCACGCAGATTTTCCAGGAGACCGTAGGTGTTTCCTACGCCAAGATGTCCAACATGGGCACTCTGTCCGGCGTAAATATCGAGAATCAGCAGGCCAACCCCATCAATGAGCTGGATTTCCAGGTGGGTGCAAAGATCCAGAAGATCGCCCGGGACATGGAGTTCACCTTCATCCAGGGCGCATACAACAAGGCCACGGACGATTCCAAGATCAACAAGACCCGTGGTCTGACCACCGCCATTACCACCAATGTTACCGCTATGGGTTCCAAGCCTCTGGGCCTGTGGGATGTGGCTGACATGGTGAAGAAGATTTACGGAGCCAACGCTCCCACCAATGGCCTGGCGCTGTGGTGCGATGCCGTGACCATGTTCCAGATCAATGCAGATGCCGTGCAGAACGGTCTGACCGTTGTTCCTGTTGCCCGCGAGATCAACGGCATTGCCCTGTCCAGCGTGGTCACTCCTCTGGGCGTGGTTTACCTGTACCTTGGCGAGTGCCTGCCCGCTGGTACGGCCCTTCTGCTGAATCTGGATGTCATTGCCCCTGTGTATCAGCCCGTTCCCGGCAAGGGCAACTTCTTCCTGGAGCAGCTGTCCAAGACCGGCGCTGGCGAGAAGTATCAGCTGTTCGGTCAGGTCGGTCTTGACCACGGCCCTGAATGGTATCACGGCAAGTTTACCGGTATCTCCACCGAGTTCACGGCGCCCACCTATAGCCGCAGCGTGTTTATTGCTAACGATGCCAGCAATCCTGTGAACACTAAGACTGTCACGGCCTAATAAGGAGGCGGGAAGCATGACTGAAGACGAAAAAATCGTCCTGTTGTCTACGATGACAGGCCAGCAGGGTGATGTGCTTTCCGCCTACCTTGCTATTGCCGAAGATAAGGTGTTGCGCAAGCTGTATCCGTTTGATGACACAATCAAGGGAATCCCCGAGCGGTATCACATGACACAAGTAGAAATCGCCGCATACTTGCTGAATAAGCGGGGTGCGGAGGGTGAAACAGCGCATAGCGAAAATGGTGTTTCCCGTTCCTATGAGGACGGCGATGTTCCGCCCTCTCTTTATCGCGACATTATCCCTTATGCGGGGGTGGTGAAATGAGATGTATGGAACGGAATAAAACCGAGTTTTGGTATCTCTTGTATGACGGGAAAACCATGAATGTGTCCGATGACGGTTACGAAACCGGGCAAATGTCTGCGAAATACAGGGACGCAGTAAAAATGCGAGCCAACATCTCCCCGGCATCCGGCGCTGCGCAAGTGGAGCAATTTGGTCAATTCGTGTCTTATGACAAAGTTATCGTCACGGATGATATAAATTGCCCCATTGCGGAAGATACCGTCCTGTTTGTGGACAAGAAACCGGAATATGACGGAGAAAAGCCGATGTATGACTACATCGTAAAGCGCGTGGCCAAATCTCTGAATTCCATCTCTATTGCTATAAGCAAGGTGAATGTGTCGTGAAGCACAAGGTTGTTACGCCGCTTTCTCCGTCTGGTGTTCAGCAGATGATGGATTCTGTTCTGGAGTACAGAGAATGGCTAAAAAACGGCTGTACAAGGCTTTTGGAACGCCTTGCGCAAGAGGGATACGAAGTAGCAAGCGCAGGCTTTGCGGATGCCGCATATGACGGGACAAACGATGTGACCGCGTCTGTTGAAGATCGAGGGAAAATAAAGGCCGTTGTCGCCGTTGGCGGAACGGTCTTATTTATTGAATTCGGAACAGGTGTCACATACCCAGATAATCATCCGGAAGCAAGGGATTTGGGAATGACGCGCGGCGAATACGGCCAAGGACACGGAAAGCAGTCCACATGGGGCTATTACGGAGAACCCGGTACAAACGGAACCGTTGTGGGAGAGAGGGCAAAGGGAACACTTGTTCTGACGCACGGTAATCCGGCCAATATGCCCATGTATAACGCCGTAAAGGAATTGGAGTTACGGCTTGGCGAAATCGTAAAGGAGGTGTTCCGATGATTGATGTGGAACGGATGATTTTTACCCCGATCGCAGAAGCCCTGCGAAAGAAGTTCAAGGGGATAGATGTCTCCGGGGCGTATGTAAAATCTCCACCCAAGTTCCCCCACGCAAGCATTGTGGAGCAGGACAATTACACAACCACGCTCAATCAGGACAGCTCCGACACGGAGCGTTTTGCGACCGTCATGTATGAGATCAATGTCTACTCCAACAAAACCGGCGAAAGCAAATCAGAGTGCCGCAGCATCCTGTCGGAAATCGACAAAATGCTGTATGCAATGAATTTCACACGCATTTCCATGACACCCGTCCCGAACATGGACAGTGCGTCAATCTATCGCTTAGTGGCACGATACCGTGCCGAAACGGACGGAAAAACACTTTTTAGGAGGTAAATTATGCCAATCAGTACATATAAGAGTTTTCTGATGCAGAAAAGTGCTCCCGGGAACACGTGGACAAAACTGGTGGACATTAAGGAGTTCCCCGACCTTGGCGGTGACCCCGAAATGCTGGAAACCACCACCCTGTCTGACAAGATGCAGACCTACATCGCCGGTATTCAGTCTATGGACGGCCTGAGTTTCACGGCAAACTACTCACTGGCCGATTACAAGACTCTGAAAGCAAAAGAGGGTACGGAAGCGGATTATGCTGTGTGGTTTGGCGGCACAGAGTCCGGCGGCTCTGTTACCCCCACCGGCTCTGACGGAAAGTTTTCCTTCAAGGGCCAGCTTTCCGTGTACCCCACCGGCGGCGGCGTAAACGAAGTGGTCGGAATGAATATCACCATCGCGCCCACCACGGTCATCACTTTGGATGACGGCGAGTAAGGAGGAATTATGGCAAAGACAATGACCATCAAGCACAATGATGTGAAATATGTGCTGGAATACACCAGAAAATCTGTGGAAATGATGGAGCGGCAGGGCTTCGAGATCGAGGAATTGCAGCGCAAGCCCATGACCTATCTGCCGGCCCTGTTTGCCGGTGCTTTTCTGGCACATCACCGCTATGTAAAGCGTGATGTGATTGACAAGATTTACGCCGAGCTTCCCAACAAGGGCGATATGCTGGGTAAGCTGGTGGAGATGTATAGCGACCCCATCGTAGCCCTTATGGATGATCCTGAAGCCGAGGGAAACGCCAGCTGGACGACGGACTGGTAAGCGAACCGCCGCCCGATAAAGAGGGGGGCAATACCCCCCTCTACGCTTACACGGAAAAGTTCTATGAGGTTTTTCCTTATTACCTTGCAATAGGCATGACCTACGAGCAGTTCTGGGAAATGGATTGCGAGTTGGTCAAGTACTACCGCAAGGCAGCGAAAATCAAGCAGGACTTGGACAACCAGAACGCATGGCTACAGGGTGCGTATTTCTATGAAGCCTTGGCGGATGTATCGCCTATTCTTCATGCGTTCGCAAAAAAAGGTACAAAGCCTATTCCGTATCGAGATTCCCCCTATCAGGTGGGTGAAAGCTATAATTCTGCGGAGAAAAAAGTGAAAGAGCAGAAGAATGATAGCCGTGCAAAAGCAATCATGGAAATGTTCATGATTGCAAATAACAAGAAATTCGAGCCGGGAGGTGAAAAGCATGGACAATCTTGAAATTCGCGGACTTGAATTTCAAATCAAAGAGAACAGCGACAGTGCCGTTGCGTCTTTGGGACGGCTTGAAAAAGCGTTGTCCTCCCTAAAGACGGCTACATCCGGCGGAGCGTCCGGGCTTAGTGGCGCGTCAAAACAGTTGCGGTCTTTTAACAGCGCTCTGAATAATATGCAGAATAACGCAAAATTTGGAAAACTCGGGGGAGTATTTCAAGCGCTGAAAAAAACAGGCGCGTTGGTTGGGATTAGAGCGCTTCGTGTAGAAATTTCTAAGGCCATAACTGAATCAAACGCATACCAAGAGGATTTGAACCTTTTTACTGCATCAATGGGAAAATACGCAAAAGAAGCCCAAGAGTATGCGGAAAATGTTGGCGAAATAATGGGCATTGACCCTGCAAAATGGATGCGGAATCAGGGCGTATTTAACACTTTGCTGTCCGGCTTCGGCTCTGTCGCAGACCGTTCTTACCTTATGAGCAAGAACCTTACGCAGCTCGGCTATGATATTTCCTCGTTCTTCAACATCTCCGTTGAAGATGCTATGCAAAAGCTGCAATCCGGCATTTCTGGCGAATTGGAACCGTTGCGTAGATTGGGCTATGACCTGTCGCAAGCCAAACTGGAACAAACCGCATTGACGCTGGGAATCGAAAAGTCTGTTTCTGCCATGACGCAGGCAGAAAAGGCGGAGTTGCGTTACTACGCAATTATGACACAGGTAACAACGGCGCAGGGCGATATGGCTCGTTCGCTGGAGGCACCCGCAAACCAAATCCGTATTTTCCAAGCGCAGTTAACACAGGCATCAAGAGCAATCGGTAATATTTTTATTCCTACTCTTCAAAAGATATTGCCAATTGCAATCGCCGTCCTTCGTATTGTACGCGAGCTGGCGGATGCTATTGCAAAACTGTTTCACTTCAAGCTCACGGAGATTGATTATTCCGGCGTTGGGAATCTCGCCAGCGGCGCAGAAGATGCCGCTTCCGGGCTTGATGATGCCACCAGCGCAGCAAAAGAACTGAAAAAGTCCGTTATGGGCTTTGATGAGCTTAACATCCTGAACGGCAACACTGCGTCCGCTGGTTCTGCAGGCGTGTCCGGAGGCAGCGGATTTGACTTTGAATTGCCGGAATATGACTTCCTTGGCGATGCTGTAAGCAAGCAGATTGATGATATAACCCAAAAGCTGAAAGGTATTTTGAAAATGGCGGTTGATATTGCAGCGGCTGCGGCGCTGTGGGTTGCTGCCAATAAGTCTATCAATTTGTTGCAAAAAAAGATCCTTCCGAATTTGAAGAAGGTTGTAACCCTGTTTAAGGACGGCGGAAAAGAACTTTCCGGATGGGAAAAAGCATCGAATGTTCTGCACGGAACGATTCTTATCGCTCTTGGCGCAAAGTGGTCATGGGACGCGGGCTATGAAATCGGGAAAGGCACTGCGGCAGTCACTGACTACATAAAGGCTATTTTGGGGCCGGTAGCAATGGGTGTTGGCGGCGCGTTAATAGGAGGTACATTTGCTGGCCCTGTTGGCGCAGCTGCTGGTTTTGCCATCGGTTTAACCCTCGGCTTTGTCGTTGAGTGCGTAGCAGCATTTAAGGGCGGTCAAGATCGAGTTATCGACGAGTTTTACCAGACCGATTTCGGAAAGCAAGTAGCGTCTCTGAAAACGGATATTGAGGAACACCAAAAATTAGGTATTGACCTTAAAGCGAGAATTGACAGTATTTCCGGCGAGATTCCAGATGATGTCATGGTCAACCTCCAGCAAGCGCAGCAGCTGGTCAATGACATATTTGAAATTGATTCCGCTAAAAACAAGACCGCCGCAGAAATTGCCATTATCCAAGAGAAAATCGGCGTCTTAAACGGACTTGGCTTGCCGGGGCTCCAGCTTTCGTTCGACGAAACCACGCAGCATATCGTGCAAACCAAGGACGAAGTCCAAGCCGTTATTGACAAGCTCTTGGAGCAGTACAAGGTTGAAGCCATGAAAGACTCCATCGTGGAGGCGTACAAAGCGCAAAACGAAGCGATGGTGCGAATTTATGAGGCGCAAACCAATATTACAAAGGCAACGGATAATTACGCAATCGCCCAAAAATACCTTAACGACCTGCAAGACAAATCGGCATCTATTTCTCAAGAGATGGCGAAGTGGATTGAAGAAACCGGCTATAAGGTTGACGGCAAGGGTTCACAGGGCGGTCTCACCTACAAATATGGGCGATTCAAATCGGAACTTACCGCAACTAATGTGAAAATTGCTGACCAGAAACGCATCATGAAAGAGCTTCAAGCGCAGATTGATGCGGGCGTTAAAGACCTTGACAGCCAAACCGACGCATACAAATCAGCCACGGAAAAGGTTTCAGGGCTTGAAGAAGCGTACAGAGAAATGTCCAACACCATGGCAAACATGGTCAAGCCTGCCACCAAGGACGGCAAAAATGTTACTACCGGATTCGGCAAAGGCATTGTGTCCGGTGCAGAGTACGCCAAGTCCGCGATGGAGGATTCCTGCAAGAGGATCCTTAACGAAGAGCGGAAGTACAACGGTATCCACTCCCCCTCTACTCTGTATGCAGGCGAGGGCAAGTACATGATGCAAGGGTTGAGAGATGGTATTTCCAAAAACGCAAACATTGTCACAAATGCGATGGAATCCATGCTCAATTCGCTTTTGGGCAGAATGGAAACATTCACCAATCGTTGCAGAGACGCCCTCAATTCCATGCTTTCCGATTATCGGCGTGCCATGTCCAGCGTTTCGGTATCTTCCTCCGGCAATGTGTCTTATCGTCCTGTTTCAAGGGTTAACATTCCCCGGTTTGCGTCCGGCGGCGTTGTTGACGAAGGTCAGTTGTTTATTGCGCGCGAATCCGGTCCCGAAATGGTCGGAAGAATGGGCAATCGTACAGCTGTCGCAAACAATGACCAAATCGTAGACGGAATTTCTGCTGGCGTGTATCGCGCCGTTCGCGAAGCAATGGGCGGCGGCTCAAAAAGCCAGCCTGTGACCATTGTTGTGCAAATGAACGGCAAGGAAATGTTCCGACAGTTTGTAAACGAGAACAACGCCGTTGTTCGTGCGACTGGGGCAAGCCCGCTTCTGACATAAGGAGGGTATATGGCGATCATCACTGTCAAAAAGAAAGACGGGACAACCGTTACCATCCCCGATCCCAAATCGTTTTCTTGGGGCTTGCAGGACGTTGACGCAGACGGTTCCGGCAGAAACCAGAACGGCGATGCGTTTCGTGATCGGGTGGCCAGGAAACGGAAATGGACCATGGAATGGCCCCCTCTGACTGCCGAACAATGCTCCACAATCCTGAAATCCGTCACGGACGTATTTTTTCAGGCGACAGGGCCAGACGCGGAGGACGGTACAAACCGCACCATGACATGCTATGTGGGCGACCGGACTACTCCCATGTATTCTTGCATCGATGGGGAATGGAGATGGGAAAGTCTGTCCATGAACTTCGTGGAGAGGTAAAGCTATGTACAACGTCTCATCCGCTTTCCACACCGCTTTTGCGGATTATGGCCGTGAGATCAAAGCCAAGGTAATTTTCAACGGCCAAACGGAGCTGGGCGGGGACTATGTGCAGGAAATCACCGCCACACCGGCGTTTGACTCCTCGGATGGTATTTCCATCGGCTCCAGCTGTTCCGGGCGATGCAAAATCCGCATTTACAAACCGGATGAGCCGCTGAGACTGTCTGGCGGGTACTTTGTGCCGTATATCGGCATTTACACAGGCGGCGGAGACACTTCCGCCGTGGCCGGTGTTGCCGTAGCCGGAAAGGCCGTTGTGGGCACTTCTGGCGGCTCTGCGGACGGCGTGGAGTATGTTCCCCTGGGGCGGTACTACATCCCCGCAGATGGCATCGAGGACCTAAAACACAGCTGGGATATCACCGGCTATGACCAAATGGCCTTGCTGACAGACCAGTATGCCCCACAGATTGATTTCCCGGCTACCCCGGAATCCATGTTGGCGGACGTGTGTGCGCAGTGCGGGCTATTACCGCCTGCCGCCACGTTCCCGGTCATGCAGATCGAGTCGGCTTTTGAAGGTACATTCCGGCAACAGCTGGGCTGGCTGGCGGGGCTTTGCGGCCAGTCCGCGCGGTTCGACCGGGACGGCAATCTGGTATTCCGGTGGTACACCTCCGCCGGCTTCAAAATCAGCCGTGACAACCAATACCTGTCCGGGCTTACCCGCACAGCAGACGGACCGTTCACCGTGTCCAGCCTTACCACCGGCACGGAGGACAGCCCCATCACGTCCGGCACGGGGCAAGGGATTTCCAGCACGAACCCCTACATGAATCAGGCCGTTGCAGATTTAATTCTGCCGGAGGTGGAAACATCCTATACCCCGTGCGACGTGAAATGGCGGGGCGACCCGTCCGTAGAGGTGGGGGACATCGTCCAGGTGGAGGGCGACCACGGCGAGTGGCTGGACGTATGTATCATGGAGCAGGAAATCCACCTGTATGGTGGCCTGTCTACCACGTCTCACAGCTATGCGCCGCAGGACGCAGAATACGCCGTAGAAAGCCCCACGGAGCAACGTATCAAGAGGGCTTATGAGAACCTTACCAAGGCCATGCAGAACGCCACGCAGAAGATCATCGGGGCAAAGGGCGGGTATTATGAACTGACACTGGACGAACAGGGCTTTCCCATCGGCTGGACCCTGCGAGATACGCCCACCATTACACCCAATACTCGGATGTGGATTATGTCCACCGGTGGTTTGGGATTCTCCAAGGACGGCGGCAATACCATTTCCGGTGTCGCCTTGACCATGGACGGCGAGATCAACGCAAATGTCATCACCGCCGGGCAAATGTCCGCAGAAAGAGTCACCGTCAACGGACAGACGCTTTCGGACTTCATCGAGGCGGGAATTGACGATGACGGCCATCCGGTGCTGCGTATTGGATCCTCTGCATCGGAAATCGTGCTGAAGGAGTACAACGACAAAATCGGATTCTATGATACGTCCGGGACGCTCCTGGCCTACTGGAACAACAACAGTTTCGAGCTGGTGGAGCTGTCCAAGTTCAGGCTGGGTCCCATGGGCATTGTCGTACAGCCTAACGGGTCCGTGTCCTTTGTGGGGGTGAGTAGTTAATGGCAAGTATTTATGGACCCAAATCGTCTACCAGCTGGCAGTTACGGCTTGATTATTCCGTGAGCCAGAGCATCGCGGATAATAAATCCACCCTGGCCCTGACACTGTATATCTATTGCGGTACAGGCGATTCCTATAACTTGGACGCCAACAGTTGTTATTACACCCTACAGGGGAGTAAAGTCTACAATCCGTATTCTTACGGGGCGAGAGCCTGGTACAAGTTGGGGAGCAAAACCATCACCGTGGCTCATAACAATATGGGCAAGGGGTCTGTGGTGCTTTCTGCGGACTGGCACAGCGGGTTTACGTCATCCTACACGCCGTCGAGCCTGACGGTTTCCGGCACGGTCAATCTCCCGGATATCCCCCGGGCATCATCCGTGTCGGCATCCCTCACCCTGGGGTCTGCGGGGACGATTACGGTAAACCGTGCCGTGAACACGTTTACCCACACGATCAAACTCAAGTGCGGGTCTGCGGAGCAGGTGACGATTGCTGAAAAATCTACGGCAACTTCCATCACCTACATCCCTCCGATTGAGTGGGCATCGCAGAACACCGCCGGGACAACCGTAAACATCACGGCGGAGGTCACCACCTATAACGGCAATACCGTTGTGGGCACGGTGACGAACACCCTGAAAGCGTCTATCCCGGCGTCCGTAAAACCTACCCTGTCTGTTGCCCTCGCTGACACGGCGGGGTATCAGGGCACCTACGGTTGGGTGCAGGGCAAGAGCGTTTTAAAGGCCACCTACACGGCATCCGGCAGTTACGGCAGCACTATCGTTTCCAAGGCGCTGACCATCGGCGGCAAGGTGGCAAGCGCTGACGGCGGAAACACCCTGCAAAACACCGGCACAATGGCTGTTTTGGCCACAGTGACGGACAGCAGAGGGCGCACAGCGTCAGTCACCCAGAATATCACCGTAAACGCCTACAGCGGCCCTGGAATCCAGGATTTGACCTTTTTGCGTGGCAACTACTCCGGCGGGACATGGACCGATAACGCCATGGGCGATGATATCAAACTGACGTTTACGCTATCCGTCCAACTGACCGGAAACAAGGCCACCGTGGAGGTCACAGGAGCCAGCAACCTGACCGGCCAGACCTCCGGAGCGAAAACCGTGTATCTGGTGGACTATGGCACCGACTCCACAGGTGTTGTGCAGGTCAAGGCGACAGACGCTCTGGGCGGCACTGTGACCCGGGAAGTCACCATTCCCACGGTAGCTGTGCCGCTGAACATGAACTTCGATTTGCAGGCAATCTGCTTCGGCGGCGTGGCGGAAAAGGAAAAGACGGTGGAATTTAAGTGGCCCATCCATTACATGGGCAAGGCCCTCCTCGACCTTCTTCACCCCGTCGGCAGCATCTACCAGTCCACGGACGCCACATCCCCAGCGGACCTGTTTGGAGGCACCTGGGAGCAGATCAAGGACAGGTTTCTGCTGGCGGCTGGCGATTCGCATGCGGCGGGCTCCACCGGCGGCGAGGAGGAGCACATCCTGACGGCGGCGGAGATGGCAAACCACACCCACGGCTACGATTACACGGGCCAGAGCATTACGGAGGGCGTCAACGCCATCCGCCTGTATAATGCTGCGAGTACCCAGTACAACGCTTACACGGGCAAGGCCACGTCCAACTGCGGCGGCCAGGCCCACAACAATATGCCGCCGTACCTGGCCGTGTACACATGGCGCAGGACGGCATAAGGAGGGAGTATATGCCCGAAATCAAAATCAAAGTCCGCGACAAGTGCGCCGAGGGCGAGGGCGTTGTAATCTGCAACAACAGCGACTACACGGTGGCGTGGGACCTGGACGAGGAATGGACGCCTTACGACACCAAGACCATGCGAGTGAACCTGGCGGACGGCACCTATCAGGACGTGGTGTTCACCGGAGACAATGCGGCCCTGCCGGTGCTGACTGCGTCCGGCTGGGTGTCCGTGGGCCTGTATGCCGGGGACCTGCACACCAGCCGGGCGGCCCGGCTTCTGGCCCTGTCCTCCGTGCTTACTCCCGGCGGTTCCCCTGCCGCCCCGGCAGAGGACGTATATGCGCAAATCATGGCCAAGCTCAACGAGCTTTCTACCGTTTCCCCGGATGACATCGCCAAGGCGGTTGCTGATTATCTGGCCGCGCACCCGATCGAGGAAACCGACCCGACCGTCCCGGAGTGGGCAAAGGCAGACATCACCGGTGCGACGGTCGGCCAGATCGCCAAAATCTCCGATGTTGATAGCAATGGCGTACCCACGGCGTGGGAACCGGTGGATATGCCGAGCGGTGGAGGCGACGGAGAGTGGGTTTTTGCCGGCTCTGTCACGGCAGAGTCTGCGGGCATGGTGCTGAAGGTGTCAAATATACACGCAAAGCACATCCTTGTGTCGCTGTACGCAAGCTGCGATGATGATTCGAAAAGAACCTATGTCATCAGGCTAAATGACACAATCACCTATCTTCGCACCAGCGCTCTCCCCGGAAATGGTGAAAAACATCTTTGGGCGGTCGAGTTCGAACTTCTGACGGGTGGCGATGAGAATTATATTTACTGCCGAGTTATTCCGGATGAAAGCCACTACACCAGCAAATCAAATGACTTGGTCTCGAGTTTTTCCAGCACGGCTGTTCAAGGAACAATGTGGTACAAGGTAAACATAAGCGAGTTCAATTCGGTAGCATTCCTGTCTGGGAATGGGACCACTTCTGCGGGAAATATCATGAATGTCTGGTACAGATAAGGAGGGCGCAATATGAAAATTTGTGAAAACGGCATCTATCGCGACATGACGCCCGAAGAAATCGCGGAAATGCAGCAGAACCAGCCGGAGACGGCAGCCGAGTTGCTGACGAACGACAAAAAGCTGGAACTGATGCTTGCGGCAATCCCGGAGGAGCCGATGCCGGACAGTGAGCCGAAGCTGGGCTATAAGTGGCAGCCCATATACACGCCGTCCAGCGGATTTGCGTGGGAGCTTGTAGAGGACCCGATGGCACTGGGCACACAGAATAATCCCCGCTACTGGGTAATCGGCTTGGCGGTACGGCTTGGGCACTACTACACCACGGACGGCGTGACGCTGAAAATGGCGGTGAATGAGGGTGTGCCGGAGAGCTGGGATGATGCAGCATATTTTGAGGAGGCGACGTAATGGACCTCACCAAGGTAACTTATGTGGACAATCAGACGGTTATCGAGGCCGCCCAGCTCAACGCCATCCAGGATGAGATCATACGGGTGGCGGAGGAGGTGGACGCAACCCCCTCCCACCTGGAATCAACCCCCGAGAAAATCCCGGTATTTGGCGCAACCGGCAAAGTATACTGGCGCTCCCCCGAGGAACTAAAGGCCGATATGCACGCCGATTACACCGTCAACGTCAAGGACTTCGGGGCCAAGGGAGACGGCAGCACGGATGACACGGCGGCCATTCAGGCGGCAATCGACTACGCCGTGGCCACCGGGCGGCGCTCCGTTTACTTCTCGGCCGGGACATACATTATCACAAGCCCCCTGCACGCCCAGGTTGAAACCGGCACCACCACGGTGGGCGGCAGCACCAAAAGCCGGTACACTTACGGCATGGGCCTGACGCTTCGGGGGGAGCAGGTGGGCAAGACGGTGCTGCGCAAGACCGGACAGGCAACCTATACGATTCCGGCAAATAACAACATCAACGGCGGCAGTACTGTTGACACCACGCTGTTCTTCGGCGGAACCGAGGGCACGGGGCTGTACGTCTCCGACCTGTCCATCGAAAACGCCTCTACCGGCGAGTGCTACGCCATCTATGCCACCCGGGCCAGGTGCGTGCTTGAGCGGCTTAATGTGTGCACCAATAGCCACGGCATCTACCTTTACGGCTGGCTGAACAACCTGACGGACATCATCATTACCGCCAAGGAAAAGGGCCTGTGGGTGGCCAACGCCACTTCCACCGTGTGCAATAAGGTATTTGCTGCCGGGTGCAACAATCCCTATTACCTGGTATCCGCCTATTATTCCACCCTGATCTCCTGCTGTGCGGACAGCTGCACCGGAAGCATCTGGACGCTGAAGGGCAGCGTGAGCATGATCGGCTGCGGCTCGGAAAGCAAGGGCGCGGACCGGTATATCGACCTGCTGGATGACACCCGTGTTGACGCGCATGGGTTGTATTTGTACGACCTGGAAGCACCATCTGGTTCTACTGGGACCAACAAGGCCCTGTTCCGGATGGCCAGCCGCTGTGTCCTGAACGTGGACGGCATCCAGCTGGCTGGTACGGCCAGCACCCAGGGGGTGCAGAACGCCCTGCTGGAATGCGGCACCGCGTCGGTAACCTTTGCTGTGCAGGATATCCTGTTGTTCAACAATGGTGCAAGCCCTCTCACCCCCGAGCTGTGCAAGGGGACCATCCCTACCGGGTCCCTGTTCCGGCTGCACTACGGGAGCTACAGCGGCTTCTACAAGTACACCGCCGATGGCCTGACGCCCACCATCGCTTTCACCGTGCCGGACGCCAGCGTCACCCCGGCCAAAACCACCTTTATCCAGCCCGCAGAGGGGCACTATGAGACGCACCCAAATTACACAAACGTGCTACCCAATGCCATTGCCCCACCATCCGGGAATGAGCTGACAGCACACGGAACGATTCCTGGTATGCGCTACGGGGCCGGTACACTCAATTCTCCTCCAGGCATGGCCTCGGCAATAACTGCAACATCTTCTGGCTTTATTCCTGGTGTAAAGGTTGGTGACGTTATACGAATTAGTGGCCTGTATATAGCGGCAACAAGTGAAAACTACGTTGGCTTTGCCGATGCAAATAAAAACTTTATTGGTGGTACTAACGGCACCAACTTTGTAAACTCAGCCGCTACCATTTGGAATGCGACCATTGACGAGAACGCGCTGACCACCACTTTCACCATTCCCGCGAAAGACGGCGCTAACCGCCCTCTTGACAGTGTTGCGTACCTCTATTTCTCAGGCAAGCCGAATACCAGCGGCCCGGTGATTGTCACCGCCAACGAGGAAATCGTTAACAAACAGGTGTGGGTGGGTACCCCCATGCAGTTCGGCAATGAGATCAAGCAGAACATGGCCAATGTTTTTGTGCAGGCCCCCAACGGCACCCTGTACACCATCGCCGTGGACAACAGCGGCAATCTGTCGGCCAAGGCATTCACGCAGTAATTACGCCGCCCAAGGCGGCAGGAAAGGAGATTTTAC